GGTGAGCTGCGTGTCGCTCTTGCAGCTCGCGGCGGCGAGGGCCAGCGCGGTGTTGCTGCTGGTGCCGACGCTGAGGGTGAGCGTGCCGGTGGTGGCAAAAGCCGTCGGGATGTTCACCGCCACACGGTCCACTTGGTAGCGGGCCGGAGTGCTGCCGAGCGTGACCGTGACGGTATCGCCCTGCGTGGTCCAGGTGCTGGTGTTGATGATGTCGAACGGCACGCGGAAAGCGTGCGTGAAGCCGGTTTGCGCGGCGACTTCCGCCGAGAGAACGGCGATCTTGACGCCATTGCTGGCGCTGGTGGCGGTGGCGAGGGTAACAGCTTGGTCAGCCATAAAAGTGTCCTTTCAAAAAGTGGGTGAGAATGAATCTGCGGGTGAAGAAATCCGGGGCCGCGCTCTTCACGCGGCCCCGGTGCTAGGATCAGTCGGAGGTGGCGGCGAACTTGGCGAGGCCAAGCGGGTTCTTGACCGCAAGGCCAAAGATCGTGCTGATGACACCACGCGGGCCGCCGTCCAGGTCAGGCAGGGCTTTGTAGCTCCACTGCTTGTTGAACTTCAGCTCCAGCATGCTGGGGTCGAGCGCGTAACCACGGCGGGCGTCAGCGGCTCCCGAGGCCCAGTTGAGCCAGTTGCTCAACACGAGATCATAGGTGCCGAAGTCGCCGGTGAAGGACTCGATGGTGTCGCTCCACTTCGTGCCCTGGCCGCGATTGGTCTGGGTGATGGCGGTGAAGTTCGACACGGTGGGCGAGTAGCCGACCATCTCGGTGAAGCGGGCCTTCAGGCTGGTGCCGCACACGAGCATGTAGGTGCCGCGTTTGCCGGTCTGGGCATACTGGCTCTTCATGACGTTGTTGACCACGGCGCGGGTCACGCTGGCGAGCGCCGTGGCGTCGATGCTGGCGGAGGGCGTGCGGAAGGCGGAGGGCACGGGCAGCGTGGCCTGTGCGGTGCTGAGAATCCATTTGCCGAGTCCGCGTGTCTTGTAGGGCACCGTGCCGTTGTCGGCCTGGCACTCGTTGTCGGAGCCGAGCACCGCTTCCACATCGCGTTTGCACTCGATGGTTTTCTTGGCGATGGCACCGGCCATTTCGGAGGCGAGGCCGGCCACGTCGGACACGTCCTGCGCCATCTCCGTGACCATCGGGGTGCGGCGCACCTTCTGGACGTAGTTGGAGAGCAGGCCGCGATTCTCGGCGGCGTCTTCGTAGGTGCTCACGTCGGCACCGTCAACGACGCCATCCGTGCTCGGGGCGGCGTAGCTGTCAGCCTGCCAGTCAAAACGGGTTTTGACGGCGGCCTTCCCTTTCGGGATGGAGGAGAGCAAAGGATAGTCCTTTGCGTCGATGTTGTAGATGGCGTCAGCGAGGTCTTCGCGGCGGCCGGTTTGGGTGCGCTCAAAAGTGGCGGGCATGGTCGTGGAAAAGTTGAAGTGTTGAAGTTCAGGTTTTCCGCGAAGCTCCGGGTCTCATCCGTCAGGCGGCTTTCGTCAGACTTGCCACGGTGCCTTGCGCGAGACTCATGGCGAGACTGGCAAAGGAATCGGGCGCGTCCGACTTGGGAGCCGGGCGACGAGCAGGCGGCGGGGAGGGAGGCGTGGCGACTTTCCGGGTGACGACGGCGGCGGCTTTGCCGCCCTTCTTCACGAGTTCGTAGGCTCCGCTTTCGATCAGCTTGGCGACCGCCAGGCGGCCCAGCAAAAGGGCGCGTTGCGGACTCAAGTTGATTTCAGGGTGCTCGGACTCGAGCTGCTTCACGAGCGCGTGGCGGCTGCTGTTCGCATCGAGCACAAAGGGATACTTCCTGCTCGCGGCGGCCTTGGCCTCGGCTTCCTTCGCCATACGGTCCTTCAGCACCGTGCGGGCTTTGTCGGCCTGCTTCAATGCCTTCTCCATCTGGCGGCGGTATTGGCGCACCTGCTGCGGGGTGTATTCCACCTCATTGCCCTGGGCGTCTTTGCCGATGTAGCCTTCCTGCTCGTGATCCTCGGCCCACTCCAGACTCGCCTGCCATTGCTGTTCCAGCTTATTCAGATCGGATTCCGTTTTCACGGCCTCGAATCCTTCCGGCATGCCGTGAACCGGCATCCCTGCTGTCGTGCCCTGGCTTTCCAGCTCCTGCATCCGTGCCTGGATTTTCTCAAGCTGCTCGCGCAGTTCGCGGTTCTTCGCCCGCGTCTTGAAATTGTCCTTCTCCAGTGCCTTGAGCTTGGCGGCGGCTTCCTTCGTGTCCTCGGGATCGTCGTCGTTGTCGCTGCCTGCCTCCCCGTCGTCCGCGTCGTCGTGTTCGTCAGCGTTCGATTCATCCTCGGCGGGCGCCTCGGCGGCTTCGTCCTCATCGTCGGGCAGGATCGCGTCGCGTTCCTGAGATTTCCCGGCCGTCTTGTCGGACTCGTCTGCGTCATCGGCTCCCGCGTCGTCGTCATCGTCGGCTGTCGAGGGGACAGTTTGGGACTTCGGTTTCGCGGCGGCTTGTGTCGGCTGGCTTTTGGCCTTGGCCTTCACCGGCTCTGTCCTGTTTCCTTCCGCTGCATCCAGCGCGGCCATCTGCTCGGCAACCGTGTTGCTCGCCAGTGACTCGAAAATGGACAACGGAGATTCATCAGAACCGCCCTGAACACCAGCTTCTACGGGTGTGTTCGTGCCCGTGCCGCCTGCGGAGGCGACATCACCACCTGCCCTGCGGGCAGCCGGTGCGTTTGGAACCGCATGATTGGAGATGAACATAAAAGACGTGCGCCCTGCGCACGCCGCCACGTTCACCGCACCACGGCCCCGCCGTCAAAATTCCACGCGCACCACTTGCGGCCACCTGCGGTCATTGACCATGACACGCCATCACTTTTCAGGTGCTTTTCGTCCCGAATCCGCGCCTCCTGCCCCCGCTGTGTCATCTCCGCGTGCGCCTCCGCAATGAAGCATTCGATGAGCGACATCACCGCCCGCAGCTCCCGCGTCTCATGCGTGGCTTCCAAAGCATCCGCAATCTGATCCTCCGTCAACGGCCCGGACTCCATGCACGTCTCAACCAGCACTCGGCTGTTTCTGCTTTTGCTTTGTCTCATGGTCTGATTGTCTCCCTGTCCGATTGTCTCCCGCTACTCCACCACCGGCTTGAATCCCGTCCGCCCCGTCTGCGCATTCTCGGTGCGCTGCTGGATGGCAAACTGGAACGCCTGCATGCGCCGGTTCATCATCTCGGTGAACATGCCGCCCGCCGCATACGCCTGCGCCACGGCCGGATTCTTCTGCATCTGCTCCTGATCTACCTGCAAGCGGGTCGCGGCATCCATGCTCTCCGTCACAGTCGGCTCCACGCCCGTGAGCAACATGGCAATGGCCGCCTTTTCCTCCTCGCCTTCGGCCGCGTTGCGTTCGGTCAGGCTGCCGGTAACGAGATCGGAGAGGCCGGGGTCGATGTTGTTCAGCAGCCAGGATACCACCGGCACCGTGGGCAGTTGTCCCGCCACGCCGGGAATGCTGAACGCATCTTTCAGGGCGCTCCACCTCTTCTGCAAGTATTCCATGTCGAGTGATTTCACATCAAACTCCAGCACAAAGTCAAAGCTGCCCGCGATCTCCTCGCGGGTGACTTGGAACGGCAGCGGCCCGTTGCCGAGCACGCGGGACACATAAAGCGGGTCCATGAACTGCTGATCCAGCGCGAGAATGCGCAGCAGAATCTCGCGCTCTTCCATCAGCGCCGTGGTGACAATCCATTGCTGGTGCATCTGCACCTTGGCCGGCACGATGTCGCCGTGATGCAGCCCGAGCAGATCGGCCACGTCCTTGCGGATCTCATTGCTGTCCAGCACCGTGCCCTGGTCGAGCGGAGGCGGGCGCATGTAGTCCGCCTCATCGCCGGAGGCCAGCGGTAGCTTGCTGCCCGGCTCGTAGTCCCAGCGCGTGCCGCTGCCCGCACGCCGGGCGGACACCTTGACAATCGGCATGGTGGCAAAGCTCGTCCGGTCCATGCTCGCATCCCGCGTGCTCTTGAGCAGGTATTGATGCGTGCCCACCAGCTCAGGCACGCCCCGGCTCTCAAACAACGGCCGCGCCTTGTATTCACGGCGCAGATCGACATAACAGCCGCCGTCAAAGTAGTAATCCAGCAGCCGGTTCACGAACAGCAGCTCGTTGTCCTCCTTGCGCCGGTTCTTGCCCACCAGCCACGGATGCAAGATGACCTCCTGCACGGCTGGAAAGCCTTCCTCATCCACCGTCTGCACCGTGATGCGCAGCACCTCATACCATGTCTGCTCGCGGTTGCGATAGCGGGCGGTAAACGTGTCCCGCGCCGGTTCGTTCAAGATGCGCTCCACGCTGGCGGCGACGGTGTGCAGCACGGCGGAGCTGTCCACTACCGGCTTCGGCCCCAGCTTCAGCAGCGCGTCGATAGCGTCTTGATTCCAGCCGTCCGTCTTGGCCTTTGCCCGCAGCTCCGGCTCGCTGTATTGCTCCACATGCGCCACCCACGGCGCACGGTCCACCTGGCCGCACCAGTGCGGATAAAACACGTCGATGCCCGGCAGATACGCCCGCACGCACGGCTTGCCTGGTTTGCGATACGGCGCGGCAAACGTCACGCTATCCTCGCCCCGCAGCTCCTTGGCGGCACGCCGAGCGCGGATGGGCGAAAGCAGCGGATGCCTGCGGCGGATCATCGCCACCAGCGGCGCGGGATCGTCGGAGCGCAGGAAATCGGTCAGCGCCGCCTCGGCGGCGTCGGCGATGGCAATCTGCTGCTCGGCGGTGAGCAGTTCCCCGGACTCATCGAGCGGCTGCATGCCCGCGTCGGCGGCCTGGATGCGGGCCTCGGCCAGTTTTGTCTGTGTGTGATCGGCGATCAAATCGTCCACGCTCACCGTGGCCTGCGCCGTGCCCATGCGCTGCTCCCACCCGACATGCATCACGGCATGACCCCAGGTGTGCTTGATCTGCCGCGCAAAATTGCGCTCACGCCACAGCTCGTTGCGCATGCGCTGCCGCGTCTCGTATTTCATCAGCGTCTCCACCTTCTTGCTTGCGGCGGCATCGCTGCTTTCCATCGCAATGACCTGCACCTTGGCGGATTCAATCGCCAGCATTTCCAGCATGGTGAGCTCGTCAATCGCCGCGCCCGCCAGATGCACGCGGGAATCCGCCGCCCCTTCAAAGGGGAACACCTTCTTGCCGTAGTTCGCCGCGTGCTTCCGCCCGTCCTGCGACTGCCCCGCCCACACGGCCAGCGCCGTGCGTTCATGGTCCTGCATGTCCTGAATCCACGGCCCCAGATCGGTGAGTGACACCATCAGCTCGTCAATCACCCAGGCGGGATCAAGAGTTTCGTCGCTTTCAACGACGTGCAGGGATTCATCGTCTGAATCTAAATCGAGTGTGGGCATGGCCGTGCGGGCAGGAATGGATCAAAGCAACCCAAACTCCCGCAGCACAACGGCCTCATCATACCGGAATTGCTGCATGGTTGGCAAGTGGATTTTCGCCGGGCTGCCCTGCCGGCAGAGAATCTTCCGCGCCGTGTGCTCGGAAATCCTCGCCTGCCTCGCATGCCCCATCACCTCCGCCCAGGTGATCAAGGTTTTCAACGCGGGTTTGCTTGCCGGTTTGGCTGAAGCCGTGGTTTTTGCTGTTGTCATCGTGTTGCTCATAATCTGATTGTCGCCTTGTCTGATTGTCTCAATAACTCCCGCCCCTCTCAATCCGCAGATCCTTTTCCGAAAGATGCTCGGGCCGCGCCGCCAACAAAATGCGCAGGGTGTCGATCGGGTCTTTCCACGCGCTGCCGCTGCTGCCACTCACCGCGTAGCCCGGGTAGTTCTGCAACGCGCCGATCAGGTTCGTGCAATGCTGCGCGATCCACAGGCCGGGGCCGCGCCCGTGCTGCGGATCGAACTCAATCCAGCCGTTCGGCTGGATGATGCCGCGCTCACGATCCCACATCAGCATGCTGTTAATGTTCTGCTCACCGCTCAGCACGTTGTCCGCCGCCGCATTGCCGCCCGCCTGGCTGAAATACAAATCGTTTTCCTCCATCCACTCGATGATGGTCTTGCTCTCTTCCTGGCCTTCCACCTGCGTGTTCGTGCTGCGGCTGTCGGAAATGCGGCGGCCGTAGAGGTCGAGCATGCTGCGCTCAAACTTGCCGCGCATGTCCTTGACGCCCTGCCAGTCGGCCAGTTTCGCCTCGATGCGCC